AGACAGCGCGGCGGGTCTAACAAAACGGCAAAGCGGCTGACATTGAGTTTCAACCCAATATTTCAGAATCATTGGATTTACAATGAATATTTTGCATCGCGAGGTTGGGCAAGCGAACAGAAGCTGCTTGAAGAAGACGATTTGCTAATACTCAAAACAAACTATAAAGACAACGCTTTTCTGACTGCAGATGATATCGCTGACCTTGAAAACGAAAGTGATTTGTATTTTTACAATGTTTATACGCTTGGCAATTGGGGAGTGCTGGGACGCGTCATTTTCACAAATTGGAAAATGGTTGACATGAGCGATGAGCAGGGCGGCTACTACCTGCCAGAAGAGCAGCGCACCAATCGCAAGCACGGTTTGGATTTTGGGTATTCGAGCGATCCTGCGGCTGTACCGATGACTCATTATGAACGCGCAAAAAAGCGCATTTGGATTTATGACGAAATCTATGAGACAGGACTAACCAACCCGCAACTTGCAGAGGCGTTGGAGCCTAAAATTGGTGGGGATTATATCAGAGCTGACAGTGCCGAACCAAAGTCAATAGCAGAGCTAAACTCGCACGGACTGAACATTGGCGGCGCTAAAAAAGGCAAAGACAGCGTGCTTTATGGCATTCAATGGCTGCAACAACAAGAGATTTTGGTTGATGTAAGTTGCGTGAACATGCGTAATGAGTTGCAGACGTACAAGTGGAAAGAGGACGCGGGCGGAAATTCTTTACCCGTGCCAGTAGACCGGAACAATCATCTCATTGACGCGCTGCGATATGCGTATGAAGACGAAATGGTAAGCACGGGCGTTATTTTGTTTGGGGCGTAGGAGGCTGGATGGCAGACAATTATAAGACGATAACTAACGTGCCTGGATGGATGGAGCTGCTAACCAGTGACGGCGTACCTGATTCCGTTGCTACGCTCTATAAGCGCGTGCCGATGTTTTATCGGGCAGTGCAGCTTAGGTGTGACGCGCTATCGAGCGTGCCGATTGTGATCTACAAGGGCGAAGAGAACGAGGTTGACTGGCCTTACCCGACTAAGTTAGGCGACCTGCTATGGCGCTGGGAGGCATCGTGTTTATTGGCCGGCGCGGCATTTGGCGAAATAGTCATCAATAAGAGCGGTTATCGTAAAGACGTAAAGTATCGAAACCCATTTGACATGACGGTCAAGTACGAGCAGGGCGTGATCAACTTCAAGCAGAACACTGGCGGGGCAAAGTGGGTGAATGACCTGAACGCTGGCAAGTATGAGATGCTTTATGTCACTGAGTACGATCCGGCGCAGGATATTCTTCCAGGCGTTGGAGCTGGGATTGCTTCTAAAATTGACGCGAAACTACTGTACTCGATAAGCAAATTTCCAGAGATGTACTTCGAGGGTGGGGCAATGCCGGTTACTTTGTTAGGCATTGACGCTACTGACAAAAACGAAATTGAGCGGGTCCAAAACTGGTTCAAGAAATCAGCAACCGCGATCAAGAATGCGTTCAGGGTTATGGGCATGCGGGCAGGGTCTATCACTGCCACGACACTAACACCGCCGTTGAAAGACCTCGCGTTTCCTGATTTGGATAAGATGTCAAAAGATAACATTGCTATGGCATTTGGCATAAAACAAACCTTGCTTGACAGTGAGGCGGCTAACTATGCAACTGCGCAGGAAGATCGGCTGTCATTTTACGAGGATACGATCAAGCCAAGAGCGCGGATTTTCGCGGATGCCTTGAACACGCAGTTACTGAAACGCGATGGGCTACGGCTGGAATTCAAGTTCGAGGAGATGGACATATTCCAGGAAGACGAAGGCGATCGTGCTGACTTGCTGAACAAGCTAACGCTGGCTGGGATGCCGATTGAGCTTGCGCTTGAACTGGCTGGCTACGAATTAACAGACGAACAGGCGGCGATGCTGAACGCGCATCAAGAGCAACTGGATGTGCGCGAGGATATGCCGGATGCAGAACCGGTTGACGAGCAAGTGGCAGAATTGGGCAAATGGCAGCGGATGGCAGAGAAGCGTATCAAGGACGGCAAGGAATTGCGCGAGTTTGAATCAAGTGTCATTGAGCCTGCGCTTCATGGGGCAATAAGTGGGGCACTGGAAGGTGCAAAATCGGTTGAGGACGTGAAGCGGGTATTTGATGCTGTGATTGCATGGAGGAATTATCCGTGATTGACCGTTACGAAATTGAGCGAAAACTTGCGCGGGTGCTAAGCAGAGACTTGCGCGGTGAACTCGATAAGCTGCTGGGATACCTGGGAGATCCGCCTAACCTTGCGAATGTGCCGCCTGCTTATTGGCAGACTGGTTGGCGGGACATTCAGAAGGACGTTGAGCCGATTCTGGTAGACACGTACATTGACGCGGCGATGGACTTGAGCGATGGAATTGGGATTGGGATTGACTGGGGGCTTGCGAATAACACGGCTGCAAATTGGGCAAGCAGGAATTTGTCTGACCTGCTGCAAAAGATGTTTCAGACCACTTACGAGGGAGTTAATTCTACCGTTCCGCGCTTTTACACCGAGCAATGGACAATTGGTGATCTGACACGCAGGCTGGAACGCTGGCACTCACCCAGACGGGCTGAACTGATTGCGACAACGGAAACTACCAGGGCGGTGGTTGAAGGCGAGCGGGCAGCGGTTGCACAAATGACCGCTGAAACTGGGATAGAGTTAATCCCGGTGTGGCTGACGAATAATGATGAGAGAGTTTGTCCTTATTGCGGACCGCGCCATAAAAAGTCGATAACAGACGGCATTTTTCCGCCAGCACACCCAAGATGCAGGTGCATGGTCAGTTATGAGCCGAAGAAGGCAGGCGGCTAATGGAAATCAGCATCCGCGTTGAAGGGGCTGAAGAGTTGGTTGCCAAACTGACGAAGCTAGAACAGATGGCACGCGTCAAGGCTGTGATTATGAACCAGGCGCGCTTTATTCAGGGGAAGTTGCGCGATTATCCAACTAAAGCAACCATGTCTAACCCGCTTATCAAGTCTAACGACAAGGTAAGGCGCGGGTTCTTCTACCACCTGAAACATGGAAACATCAGTGTGCCTTATAAGCGGGGCGGTGCTGGCAGCGAGAAATTAGGATCGCGTTGGACGGTTGAGGCGCGCAATACTGGCTGGACGGCGGTGGTGGGGAACAACGCAAGTTATGCGCAACTGGTGCAGGGTTCAGGACAGACTATGCAGCACGCGGCAAGCGGTTGGCTGACGGTTGAGAGAGCAGCTGCACTTTACGGGCCAGGAGTCCAAAGTCAAATTAGGAACGCATTAGAACAAGAGGTGGCGAATGTCTGAAACTTATCGAATCAAAATACAAGTGCCAGATGGGATTGTTGAGCGCGAGGTTGAGACCGATAAGCGCTTGAAGGCAGACGGCGAATATATTGATACTGGCTGGCGCGTGCTGGGTGTCCCGTACGGCGGGCCGGTGAACGGGCGCGATCTGGACGGCGAAGCGTTTACGGAAGCAACCGCTATCTGGCTGAAAACTGGAGATAAAGTCAACCTAACTTACTATCATGGCTTTGACCCTGACGAAATGGGCGAAAGGCAAAAGATTCCTGCACTTATTGGCAGGGCAGTCTATGTTGGCGCGGATGAACGCGGGCACTGGTTTGAGCCGGCGTTGGATATCGAAGAACCGTTAGCGCAACGCCTGTTGAAGGCGAGCCTGACAGAATTGCGGGCGTCGAGTGGGGGGGTGAGCCACCTGGTACGTACAGACACGGGTGGATTGATCAGCGTGTGGCCGGTTGGGGAACTGGCATTATTTGACACGAACGAATGGCGAAAACCGGCGAATGATTTCGCCGTTATCGAAGCGAAAGCTGCGGCACTTGCAGAGGCAATCCCAGAGGCTGAGGGATCAGCGGTGGATGCGGTCGAGGATGCGGTTGAAGCTGAAACAAAATCAAATTCAATTTCAACAATTCCTGAGGAGGAAAATATCATGGACGAAGAGAAAATCGTCGAAGAAGTAAAGGCTGAACCAAAGCCTGAAGTGGATGTCAAGGCGTTGGCTGCGGAAATCCGCAAGTCGATTCTTGATGAATTGAAAGCAGAACCCGGAATAGAACGTGGAGAAAGAACCGTAAAAGCACCATCTGTGATCGGGAGTTTGGGGGAGAAGAGCTACAAAAACGCCTTCTGGGATTATGTACGGACTGGCGATACCGCCGACATCCGCAAGGCGGCAAAGACAGCTCTGCAAGAAGGAACTACCACAGAGGGTGGATACCTCGTTCCTGATGATGAGTTTGGATCAATCATTGCCAAGCGCGATGAAGAATCGATCCTGACTAAACTGGGTGTGATGCGCGTCACTACTGATCGCGATAAATATAACTTCCCAGCAGAAAATGCAAGTCTGAGCAAGTTTACAATTGTGGCTGAAGAAGGCGCGATTTCTGCTGCTGAAGAAGAGCCGACGTTTGCTCAGGTGGCGGTTCCGATCTATAACTTCAAGAAGCTGATCAAGGTTTCAGAAGAGATTCTGGAAGACGAAAACAGCAATCTGGAAACATTTTTGACCAACGCGATCGGGCGATCTTTAGCTGACACCGAAAACTATTACTCGTTGCCTGGCGCGGGTTCAACTGAACCGCAAGGCGCGTTTGTTGGCGGCACGGCCGGTTTGACCCTTGATGCTGCAGCTGCAATTGGGCCGTCCGAAATTCCTGAGTTGATGGGGAAACTCGGATCACCCTATCATAACGGGGCGGTATGGGTTATGAACCCGGCCACCTGGTTCTATCTGAAAGGGCTGGTTAGTTCCAGCGTGTTCACATTCACGACCGGTGTCGCTCGTTTGAGCGGTACTGTGGACGGTCCAACGCTGGAAGGCTATCCTGTAGTCCTGAACAGCAATGTCGCTAAAGTCGGCGCGGGCGCAAAGTCACTGCTATTTGGCAACTTCAACTATATGGGCGTGGTTCTGAATCGCGGACTGCGTGTGCGCCGCCTGAACGAACTCTATGCTGGCAACGGGCAGGTTGGCATTTTGGCAACCTACCGCTTCGGCTGTGCGGTTCTGCAGGCAGAGGCGTTCCAGTACGCGACCCACCCAACGGCATAAGCCGGCGGATAACTAACTAACGAGGCAGACGCGTTATGAAATCAATCGGGGAACTGAAAGACATCTACAGTGGGTATGACATTTATGTCGTGGCTTCTGGCGCGTCTGCTGGGTTTATTGATCCGAGCTTTTTTAATAATAAGCTCGCGATTGGAGTAAACGAAGTTTGGAAACGTTTTGCTAACATGGATTACGTGGTTAGAAAAGAATCCAAATGGATGAGCGCCGCGATTGCGGCTTCGCGTCAATTTGGCTTCAAGCTAATTGTTAGTCAACATAATTGTGGAACGTTGAAATATGAGAAAAATACCGGAGCGGATTATTACTTTGAGCATCTTGATAACGGGTTACAAGATATTGATTTGAGCGTGGTAGGAACGGATAAAATCGTTGTTTCTTATTCGACTATTACCAGCGCAATTCACGTCGCCGCCTACATGGGCGCGGCAAACATCATCCTGGTTGGGCATGACTGCGGAACGTTGGACGGAAACACGAACATTGCAGGATATGCGGAAGCTCTTCATGGCGCGCAATTCTACCGCGAGTTTTTGAAGGTTATTGAGCCGCAGACAGTGGCATTGAGAGATAAGCTAAAAGAGGTGTACAGTTGCAACGTTTACAGTCTGAACCCGTTTGTCAATTTCGGGCTGGAAGGGCATGAGTACGTGAGATGAAAATACTATTATTCTGCCCGACTTACAAACTGGCAAGCGATGAGCTGGCTATCCACGATGAAACGTTGGAAAGTATCCATAGCCTGACCATTCCTGAAGGGGTGGAGCTGGAAGTTGAGATCAGCACCAACAATCCAAATGGGATAACGGGAAACAGCAAGGCGGATCACGAAAACACGCTGTACCAGTATCGTTATGCAAGGCAGAGGATTTTGAGCGGCGATTATGGATATTTGCTCACAGTTGAGCATGACATGATCATACCTGGAGACGCGCTTGTAAAACTACTGGCAACGGGTGCTGATGTGGTTTATGGGTTGTACCTGTTCCGCCATGCGACCCCAGTTTTGAACGCGTGCCGGGCGGTATCCGCAAGGTGGCCTGACACAAGCCTGTCACAATTTCCGGATATCATGAAGAAGGCTAAACGGCAAGGTTGGATCGAAGTGAGCGGATCGGGTTTTGGCTGCACACTGATTAAAAGGCGCGTACTGGAAACGATTGACATGAGGCGGAGTGAGCTTGGTGGGCATCCGTCACCTGACATGCCGTTTGCTGCTGACTGTATGAGAAACGGCTTCAAACAAATATGCCGGTTCGATGTTATTTGCGGGCATATAAAACCAGACGGAGATGTATTGATCCCGTTTGAGAGAGGTGGAACTATGAGCGAATCTATCAAGATTTATGTGATGCGGGGTTTCGTGGCGAACCTGGGCGGGAAGTCTGTACCATATAAAGAGGGCGAGACCACAGAGATGCCAGGAGAGTATGTTGATGATTACCTGCGCTGCGGGTACATAACCTATGCTACTGAGCCGGCGGTAAAGATAGTCAACAAGCCAAAAGCAAAGGCAGTTAAGGCGGTCAAATGAGCTACGCGAACCTGTCCAACCTGAAGGACTATCTGGGCGTCACCACGAATGGCGATGATAATTTGCTTAGCGACTTCCTGACGCGGGCGGAGGGCGTGATTGACGCTTACACAGGCAGGCACTTTGAAGCCGAAACCGCGACAAGGTATTTTACCGAAGCCGACACGGACGGGCAGGATTTGAACCTGTGGGGCTACGATCTGCTGACTGTGACAAAGCTCACGAATGGCGACGGGGTTGAGATCGCTTCAGGAGACTACCGGCTGTTTCCGCGCAATGACGATCCGAAATGGATCATCAAGCTGGACGAAGGCAAGTCATGGAACTGGTCAAGCGGTGATAGCGAGATCAGCGTTGCTGGTACGTGGGGTTATTCTGCAACCGCTCCGGCCGACATTACTCATGCTTGCATCCGGCTTGCCGCGTTCCTGTACAGGCAGAAGGATACCAGCGCTGATCTGGATAGACCGATGGTGACGGGTGACGGGGTGACGATCATGCCTTCCGGATTGCCTTCGGATGTGCAGAAATTACTCGGCCGGTACAAGAGACGGGTGGGGTTATGAGCGTTATCACAAATGTATATTCAGCACTTGAAGCGAAGACGGTCTCAACGACTTCAGGCAAAACTCCGAAGGTGTTTGGGCTGGACACGCTGCCTGAGAATATTACCACCGCGCACCTGCCATGCCGATTGTTGCTTCCGGTGGGGGGAACGCCTGGTGAAGGGCGGGATTTATCCTTCATCGCGATCGGGACGGGGGTGACGGTTACGTGGCAGATAACCGACCTGATGTTATGGCAGGCAAGTGAGCAGGGGGTCGGGCTCAGGGAATTTGCGCCAGAGATCGTTGATTACGCCGGTAAGTACGTGGACATGTTGAGAGGGTTCAGATGCCCTTACAAGAACACCGCTCTGGAGTCCGCATCAATGACACCGGGCGAATATGAGTGGCCGCGCGGAAGCGGGCGGTTTT